CTCATAGAATTAAGTGTCACCAAGTTGTTCCGGATTACGTTTAGGGATGACAAGTCCGGATTCAAGTGCAATTCCATTAATTGTATGAGGTTCGTTTTCATCATACGTCCACCCTAACACTTTCATCATTTTATGTTTAACTAACAAGTTAGGACTGCGAAACACTTCGGTGTCATCAAAGCCCATCATTACGCCAATTTCACAAACTGCGCCGCTACGACACACACCTGCAACACAATGAACAATTACGTTCATGCGGTTTAATAACGCTTGCTTTAGTAGTATTACCAAACTCTTTGCTTGATGGTCAGAGATTTTCATTTCTTCTTCGAGGGCAAAATCATCCTTCTCCAAATCCAAAAACTCAAACTGTGCTACATGCTTAAACTTGTACATTGGCTCAGGGAATTCCATACCACAATCAACGATTTGGATGAGCATGGCATTATCACCCGGGTTAATGTGAAAACCTTTTTTGATATCGCTTAGTGCTACGTTTTGAATCCAAGGCATGTTATTCTCCTAATTGACTAATTATACAACACTATGGTTTATTTGTCAAATTTTGGCTAGTATTGAATTGGTGATGTAATCTTGTTCAAGGATTGAATACTTTTGTATCAATCTTAATTTATCTTCTTTGTTCATGTTAAACCAGTCTATAGAATATGAAAAATAATTCCCATTAAAGTAATTCAAAGAATCAGGGCACATTTCAAATGCAGTAGGTCTAACAATGTGTGCCTGTACATTGTGCATTGCCGCTGTTTTTATTCCATACTCTGTTGCCCTATATAGTATCTGATTATGACAGCCTATGGTTTCAATTTCATTGTGTCGCATATTCATTACTGAATGAAAATCAAATGAACTCGCAAACAAATGATCCTCTACTCCAATATGATATGTATCATTTCTTCCATCTGGTTGACAAACATAATTAGTGGTGTAAAAGGTATCTTCTTTCAACATCAATGATTTTCCCGGGCGTATTCTGTAGATGATATCAGGTCTAGTGTTGAACACAAAATCATATTTGTTTTTATAGTGATTAGATAAAATATCGGGTATTATTTGATACGACAAGTAACTAGGTCCCAAATAACTAGTATAATATGTGTCATCAGGATGAACTGTTAAAAACTTAACAAGATTTTTATTGTATTTTTCAAAAGGTTTTGTAAACTGGTTAGTGAACTGACCATCATATCTCCACGTGACTACATAGTAATCAACGTTCTTTGCAATCTTGTCATAGAAATCAAATACAGCAGGATGCACATAGCCCCAAGTTCTATAGTGACCTCTTAATACAACTGCGATATTATTCATCATAATAAATTGTTCTCCGTACAGTACTTGTACAAATAGTCTGCCCACAATTTATGACCATGACTGTTAGGATGAAAGACCTCAAACACTTTCTTGTGGTCGTTGTTTACTTGTGTCAATATATAATGGTGCATTGTTCCTATCTCAGGATGATCTTTATGCATAAACTTTAATTTGTCTATACTGTCCCATAAACGTTTATCTGATTCAGTAATGACAGTAAATTTTTTTTTGTACTCTTTGTCATCCCATTGATTAATCATTTGTGTATGATGATGGTAAAATGCTTGGTGCATCACATATTTTATCTTTAATGACTTCAACATTAATTCTGTTTGCCATATCTGGGTTATCCAACGATGTAAAAACTCTCCCTCATTCCAGAAGTTATCAAAGTATAATCGCATAAAGTTGTCAATGTCTTTATCACCGTGATCTTGATCCATACTCCATGGGCCAAACTCCATCCAGTTATCACTACCCCATTGTTTTTTATAATAGAACTCTCTACGTTCGGGACTAGACCATCCTATTGTAATAAACAATTCACTAGTGTCACGTCCTGTAGTATAACCTTCATTGGCAAGGTATTCAACAAGTGTCCTAACAATAGCATCATTGCTTCTGCTTGGTTTGCTTAAATCAACTATGTCTGTTGCACCTATTTTATCAGCAAATAAATTCAGGTATCTATTCTTTAATCTATATTTTATATTAATAGGTTTTAACTGTCTTTCAAAGCCACCACCAGGTAGATTCATAATAGGTATAGGTTCTTCGTTAGGATCTACTAACTCTGCTCCCCAACACCAGCTATCACCGCATCCAATTAATCGCATCGTAACTCTTTAATTTTTTCTACATAGTCACTACATATACCTAAACATTCTACATTCAACACGTTTTGTACTGTTTTATCTATGTATTCAGGCATAACCATAATACTGTTTAGTGTTAATGGTTTGCCAGGCTGCGTCCATATGTCACCTTGACTAGTCAATACACAACTATCACTTTCATGCCAAAAGAAGTTTAGTTTTTTATCTGCACCCATAACATACAATGCATCTAGGTTCTTTGCGTGAATCCATAAATTAGGTTGTTCTAAGAACTCGTATGGTACTTGATAGTCAGCAAAATCATGTCCTAAGAACCATTTATCATTTATGTACCAAACATCAATCTCACAATGGTATCCTCTACGTAATGACATTTCAATCTGTTGCGGTCTATTCTCTAAGTTAACATCAGGACCAGTTGTTAACCCTCTATGTGCAATGTATATCATATTTGTTTGAGGATATCCCATGTACCTTTGTAGCCATTCTTAATGTAATGGCTATTCTCTCTGTTGTGATACAATGGATAATCAATCCCACCTTTAAAGCATTTATCTCCAAAGAACTCTATATCAAAGTGACGGTTCATTCCTAAATAGTCTACACATTTGCCTTTGTTTGCTCCAAGTAGGCATATATCAATGCTTGCATTACCACCAATGAATGCTTCATAGTGCGGGAATGTAGTAGTAAATTGGTCTATTAGTACTGTACGTTCATTTGAAATTCCATCCCAAGCTAGATATTGTTTCTTTTGTGCTAATGTTGCATTTCTGCCAGCAACTGAAAAATTTACGCTACCAGTTCTTATCTCAATGTGATTACCTGTTTTAATCCTACACCCACTTTTTCTAACAAATTCTTCTAGCCAGGCGATTTCATTTTCTGATAAGTCAAACTGATTTATTTTGTAGTCTCTATCTTTGATAAAGATGTGATTACCCATGCAATGAAAAGACATATATGAATTATCTACTATGGTATGTCCTATCTGGGCTAGTGTGCTTGTTCGTTCCCCACCTGTTATCAATGCGTATTGTTTATCTTTACTCCAATCAATAAACCATGACTGAAACTCTGGATCAATTTTACATCCAGTGTCACATAATACGCCATCAACATCAAACAAATACAATTTCATACAAGATATTTGTCATCAGTTATACTAGGTGTTTTAACACACACAACGGTGCAGTCTTCTAAAAATACTGGGTCGGCAACTTCATTTGGCTCTACTATAAACGTATCGCCTGCATTTAACTCTACACCACACATTGTCATTTTTCCTGACACTAGTACGTTGTATTCTGTAATTAGTTTATGATAGTGTGCCCCGTATACTTCCCCTTTAGGGTGAACTCTTATACATACTTCAAAATCTTTTGTTCGCAATAGACTATTTTCAAAATCTCCTATAATCCACCCGCGATTAAAACTAGATAATTTACCTACTTTCATTATATATCCTCAAATCATCAGGGGTACCCACAAAACTAATTTCATCTTCTTTAATTAAGTAATTACCTATATCCAAACCGTCTTCTATTAAGAAGTTATATGTAGGGGCAATGTAAAATTCTCCATTAGCACTTCTTTGATTTAGTTTAATCATTTTATTTGCACTAGTAAAAAAGTATTTTGCTCTATTCCAGTAATGTATTCCAGTCAAAGCACGTGTACTGATAACTTCTTTTTCTTTAAACAAAGACGCATATTCTCCGATCATTTTTACATAGCTATGTTTTGGATCATTGCTTCTAATAGTGACCACACCACCGTCATACTTACTTAATGATTGTAACACATTTTCTGAATTCCAGTTCATAATTTGGTCACAATTAACAATGACTAATTCTTCTTCATGGTCAATAATGTTTTCAAAAAATAATGCTGATACTGCGGCACCACTAGTTGTATGTTGTACAAAATAAAAATCAGATTGTGGTTTTACTGAATCAATAGCAAGTAACGTATCATTTAAATATTGGTCATTACGTACAATAAAGTGGTATTTACCTTCTATATCTAAACTTTCTAACGCACGAACAATCATAGGCTTACCACCAATATCTATTAAAGGTTTAGGTAAGGTGTAGCCTGCGTCTTTAAATCTTTTTCCTTCTCCGGCCATCGGAACTATTATGTTTATCATGCTTCTATTTATATGCTCATAAATACATCATGTACTTACCTGTTAGAGATAAACCCAGCAGTTCAGCTGGGTACTTAGATGTTGCAGTAGTTCCTAACCTCATTAACAAAGAAATGGCTGAGGAATTAAAAAAATTTGCAGTGCGTTCAGAATACTCTGGATGGCACAGACGCGGTAGTAAGTCCGAATATGTACAAGCATCATTCTTTACATGTTTAGTGTTTGAACATAATGCACCCATTTATTCTGCACTTGATTATGCATGGAAACAATATATCGTAGAAACAAAAGCTGACATTACTTTCTTGGAACCATATGAATTAAAAGCCTACGGAGTGAACGACAAATTTGGTTTGCACAACGATATATTATTATCTGATTCAGGTGAGGTTGAGCGCAAGATAAATTTAATCATTCAATTAAGTGATGAAAATGATTATGAAGGTGGAAACTTATGGGTAGGTAATAAAAGATATCCTAGAAGTTTAGGCACCGGAGTATTTTTTCATGCAAAATATTCACACTTAGTAAGTGAAGTTACTCGGGGCGAAAGATTTAGTTTAATCGGTCATGCTTGGGGCCCATTAAGCAAGTAAGGTGCCCGGTCAACTCTCACCACAAGAGTCACCGGGCTGGACATAACTATGTCGTTTACGTATTTTTCTATATAGATGGGTTAGCGTTCCCACCTTTGTGATTTCTCAAGTCGCTCCTATAATGAAGCCTTGCAGTAGATCCAATGCACTGTGCTATTAAGGTGTTAGCAATTACCTAACTCTGTGCGCTGAGTTAACGCGGGTTATAATTAAGCCAAGTCGTAACGAGGCTTCATTACGGTCTTCAACATGATTGCTTCTGGTGTGAAGTCATCCATGTTACCGCCCATGATACCACCAGCAACAGCAGGGCTGAAGCCAGATACCAGAGCAGTACCCTTCTTGTCAAACTTGACAGGGGTGTTGCCGTAAGCGGCGTTCAAGTTCCAGAACACAACTTGAGGAACAGTGTAACCTGCATCCTTGTACTTGCGTTCAATCATTTCGATTGCTGATTCATCACGGTCAACGCCTTGATCGAATTGCATATCTGAAAAGATTACCAATGTTTCAGGCATTTCTGCTTGTGGAACATTGTTCTTAACTGCCACATCCAGAATCAATTCAAACGCCTTGTGCAAGTTAGTGTTAGCTACCTCACCAGTATTCATTTGTGTGATCTTGTCGTTGATATTACCCTTAAGGCTAACCAACTTAGGATTACGGCTGAAAGTCAAGAATGTATCCTTGAACTTACCAGTATTCTTGTCAGCAAAGTACAAGCCTAGAGAGATTGCAACTTCAAGGCAAGTTAGACTTGACTTAGAGTTGTAACCACCTGCTGGGCAAGTCATTGAACCGCTAGAGTCTACCATAGGTAGAACGTTAGCCGCGCCGATGTAGTTAGGCAATGAGTTCCATTGTGCTTCTACAACGTCAAGTTCTTGCTTTGACATTGTGTTGTAGCGACCGATACGGCCCTTCAACACATCGTATGGGAAGATTGCCGAAGCATTGATCTTCACACCGGCTTCACCCTTCACCAACTTAGAAACGTATTCAGCGTATGTTTGACCATGACGACCGAATGCCTTCTTGTATCGTGCGTGAGCAACTGAAGGGACGTGAGAAAAGTTGATTGGGTCCCAGTCGTTTGCACACATTTGTGTTTCAACCACTGAAGTCATACCAACTAGTGTCTTACGGTATTGCTTTGGAGTCATACCAAAGAATTCACGGATTTCACGTGCGGTGTCACCCTTACGTGGAGTCCACTTAGCCGCAAGACCGTTACCAGCACGAAGGGCATTGCCCAACATGTTGTACGCT